ATGGTTGTCTCATTTACGGGCACTAAAAAACCCCGACATCCGTTCCTCCGAAGGCTCCGCATTGCGTGAAGCCTCATGGAAGAGGGACATCGGGGTTGGTACTAAACAACTGTTAGAGGTTCTAAACTCCCTGTCTTCTTGAACTCTGCAAAGAGTTTGCGTCTATCGGAGGGAAAGGTTCCTGCCCAAATACCATGAGGTTCGTTGTTGAGAACAGCAAACTCATAGCATTGCTTACTAACAGTACAATTCTTACAGGCATTCATTGCTGTACTAATACGTTCTTTCTTCTCTCCCTTTTTGAGTCCTACTGAGTTGTAATCAAAAAAGACGTTCTTGGGTAGTTTCCCGCAGTTGGCGTACTCCCTCCACCCTGTACTCATGACATGCCGAAGGTTAGGGAAAGAGACGGCGGTTTCCGCCTCCCCTTCCCCTACTACAACGTTCAGACCCTTACTAAGGGTCACAACAACACCAGTTCGTTGAGCACACTCATTACGTGGGCATCAGCCTGCTCTATTCTTCCGTTGATGGAGTTCATGGCATTACGTTCTGAACGTGTCTTGTTGTTACCAGCAATGTGGTGCTGGTAGGTATTGAAAACCTGCACGACTCCCAGTGCTGTTCCCTGCCATGGGGCAACCATTGGGTCAGAGTTGTACATGGTGCGAAGAATGTCTTGCTTGTTCTGCATCCGTGAGATAGCAGACTGACAAACCGTTCCTTCTTCACCAACAGGTGCAAGGCGATTGACAATGGCATCCCATTCATTGCTATTCACGCTGGTGTTAGACAAACGCTCAATCTCTGAAATGATGTCTTCAGTCATAGTGAACATGATGTCCAATGCCTGACGAATGGATTGAAGTTGCATGTTGCTGTTCTTGCTATGGCGAGCCTTGAACTGTGCACCATCTGTAGCAAGTCCTGCAAACAAGGTGTTGTCGCATACTGGGGCGTTGTACACCTGCTTGTAAGTGGTGGAAATGGTTCCGTTGTGGCTGGTGGTTGCCAACAAGATTGGACGTACAGGGAAACCAGCAGTGGTCTGAATGTTGTCAGGCATGGATACTGCTACCCAAGCGATGCCACCTTCACGTAAGCATCCAGCAGAGTCTACGACCAACTGGTTGTCGTCAATGATGTTGCTGACATTGTCAAGCAGTGTGTGACGGTACTGGTGGATGGCATAGTTCTCCTTGAAGACTCCCATTACGTGGTTGTTGTCATCACGCATGATTGCCTTACGGTCAGTCTGTTCAACGTAACGAATGATGTTTCCATCAGCGTCATGGAGTGCAATGTAGATTGGTGTTTCAACGGCGTTCCAAAAGAAGAGGCGGCGCTCAACATCTTCAATGGGGATTGCTCCGTCATAGTGGTTTGGCTCATCGCCTTGGGACTCTGCACGATAATGCCATGCGTTGTATCCACGCTTGGCTACATTGCCGATTAGTGTCATTGTATTTAGCGTACGTGATGACTCTTTGCTCATTTCATATTCCTTATGTTTGTGGGGCGTTGCCCCTGTTATTATTACTTTACTTGTTGAGTGGTATCTGCATGGGGTAGGGGGGGGTCACCCCAGCATCTCCGAAAGTAGGAGGGCTGTCACACTACCTGCCTCAGCGTTCATGTCCTCTCCCCAACCATCAAGGCAGGCGGAGATAGTTTCTTGTTTAGCATTGCAGATTGCCCACATACGAGCGTCAATGGTTGGTGACTCAGTGTCAATGGCTGTCAGCCACCAAGCGACTACGGCGTTCTTGACGCCATAGCGCCATGCCCTGTCCTCTGCCTGTGCACCAACGCTGGGCGACCATGGTATTTCAACCATGACCACGTGGCTGGCGACTTGAAGGTTGAGTCCTACGCTGGATGCATCGTATTGTCCAATGAACAACCGAGCCTCTCCACTGGTGAACTTATTGACAGCGTTGTTCTTTGCTTCAGCAGTCATGCCACCAGCAACTACGACAACTCCATCGTTCTTGAAGTGCTCCTTGATGGCGTTGATTACGTTGGTGTGATACGCAAATGCAATGACTTGCTCCCCTGCCTCCAGCAATGAACGGATATGAGCACATGCTGGCTCTACCTTGGCTTCACCAAGCAACTGCCTAAGTTTATTTATCTCTGTGATGACGGGAGCCTTGCTCGCTGCCATGTACGCATCATTGCCGTAGTTCTCCATTACCCAAGCAAGGAAGTCTTCCTCAGCCTTGCGATACTTGTTCATAGATGCCTCAGACAACTCAACGTCTAACTGGGCACGTCTTTTGGGGGGAAGGTCTTCCAGTACGTCAACCTTGCGTGTACGTGTGTAGACGGTAGAGCGCAGTATCTCATTTAGTTCTGCTGTGTTAGAGGCTCCACTGGTGTTAGGAAACCCATTGACCATCTTGTAATCACAGTAACGGGTAAGGAACTGCCTCTTAGTACCGAACACTGGGTCAAGTCTGCCGATAATCTTCAACGGAGAAATAAACTCAGACGGACGGTTAGGAATGATGGTTCCCGACAACAACACGCAGTAACCATCCTTGGGAACCTGTGTAGCAATACGGGTCAAGCCCTTAGTGCGATTGCTGTTCTCAGTCTTGAAACGGTGAGCCTCATCAACGACAAGGCTGGTGAACTTACCAGCAAGTACATTCTGCCAAGCCTCAATGATGGAGTCGGGCACTAACAGCACGTTACATTTTGGTAACTTGTATGGCTTACGACCCTTGATGGATGACACCTTGAGCCAAGGAGCAAACCTCTTTAGTTCTGCTTTCCATTGGTACACGAGGTTTGGTGGTACGGATATCATCACCTTGTGACCTTCCTTGACAGCAATGTGCGCTACAGCAATACCAATGGGAGTCTTACCAAGACCCATGTCCTGACATACCAACGTACGGCGTGTACGGCGAACGAACTCAATGGCTGACTTCTGATAACCAAGGAGAGGTAGTTGTAGGTCAAAATCAAGGTCAAAATCCTTGGCATTTGACAAAGTAAATAAACCTCCGTCAGGGATAATCGGTGGCACCACTTTGTCTAACGTTTGTACGAACTCATCAAGTGCAGAACGCAACGCTGAAGAATACGTAACGTCAGGTACGACAGTTACGGCAGAGCACTTATCAACGGCATGAAATGTACGCCACGCACCCTTTAGAAAGACCTTGTGTCCTGCACCAGCAAGGACTACCTCATCACAGAGATGGCATTTACCTTTGGCAGTGTTCACAATAATGCGTGTGACTTCTTCAGGGATGTGCGCTAGCGCAGGTGTGCGCTCTACTGGCAGATATGCCAAGTAATCAAGCAATGAGGATGCTGACTTGAATGTCAGTTTCTCTAATTCCATTGCGCTAATCCAGTTGTCAATGCACCCAACCATTTCTAGTGGGCTGGTACGTTGTTCTAACGCATCATGTATGTCACGTTGTTGCCTTGGTGTAATTCCGTTCATGCCGATACCTTAGTTCTTAGTGGTGTTGTCCATGGGGTAGGGGGGGGTACCCCATGGAGGTGGGGTGCCAATACTACAGTGGGGTTATGAAAAGCAACACATTCACGATTGACGAATACGTAGGTCTACCTGAAATCCTAAGAGCACTAGAGGCATTAGAGTCAGTTACCTACACTCATAAACAAGCAAATACGTACAATACACCTAATGACACAGATGCATTGTGGGAACACATAAATGATGCTCTACACGTTGTAGAGAAAATAAAAGAAACAAGGAAATAACAACATGCCAAACTGGACAAACAACTGTCTCTCTGTAGAGGGAGACGACCAAGAAGTACAAGACTTCATCAACAAAGTAACGACAGAGGGTGACGACACTTACTCAATTCTCAACACGCTACTACCCACACCCACAGACCTCGGTGACGATGGTTGGTACAACTGGAACATATCTAACTGGGGAACCAAATGGCAAGATAGTGATACTACTCTTGTTATTCGTGATAAGGGTTACGTGTTTTTTAGATTTGATACTGCATGGGCACCACCACTAGTAGGTTTTGAGTCCATTTCAGTTATGTTCCCTGAACTTACATTTATTATCACATATGAAGAGATGGGCATGGGCTTTGTGGGATGTGCTGGATATCTAAATGGTATTCAGGCTCATGTAGAACGTGAAGACATCTCTATCCCCGAAGAAACAGCAGATGATGACCTCATGGACGTCATGAACGAAAGGTACACAATACTGGTAGATGATTGTGAAGCACAAGTACGCCACGCAATGAATGCCCCCCTACCCCTAGCAAAGACCCTCTAAGAACTAAGATAATGACATGACCCCACAAGAATACACAGACACATTCCATTACATCCAGCGCAACCTTGAGCAGATTACTTCATTTGCGATTGAGCATGCTATCAAGGAAAAATTACAACCCATGCTGGATGAGTACCGTAAAGAGGCAGAGACTTACCTAGACCACGGCTACGATGAACTTGACCATTGGCATGCCTTTGGTGACAGGGTAGACCTCAACTACGTGAGCCGTAACCTTACAAACATTGTTTGCCTTGCCTATCCCGTAGTCAATGGTGTACCCAACTACGATGAGGAATATGAAATACCCATCTCCTTTCCAGCAGACTGGAACAACTAATGTCAGAACAAGATGAACAAGACTACGCCAACATGTTGGCAGACGTAGAAGAACAATACGGTGCTTCACACGATTACAAGATGGATTATCTTTCGTGGAAAGAAGATGACGAAACAGCAACCGAACAACACTACATGGCATCAGGTCAATACGAATGGAACCTAGAGCGTTATGCAGACAAACTACACCCACCCGAAGAAATGGATTTCTAATGAAAAAGCAATATGCAGTTTATGTAACAGAGAATGTTAGTCACATGTATGTGATTGAGGCAGAGTCAGCAGAAGAGGCAGAGAACATCTACCACTCCTATGACGATGACCAACTGAAGTCAGAAGACTGTGATGGTTCCGTAGGATGGGACAGCCCATGGGAAGTTGTGGAATACAGTGAATAACAACATTATCCAAAAGAATGACACCACGTACATGCACATTGACGATTGGTACATTGGCGTACACCTTGACCGTAATGGTGACCTTATGGTGTTCATTGACCACGAAGATGGGAAAGTAGTGGAGTACAACGAAGTAATTGCAGAAGACGACACTCAATGGGGTCAGGGGTTTCATGTTGTACGTGCTACACGCCCAACAAACCCCCCTACCCCACGCACAACAATGCTACGCAGTAGAGTACATGTAGAGGTAACACAATGAATTACAAAGGAATAAACTGCCATGTTATTTGGGGCAATGAAGACCCTGAATACTTTTACATTTCGTTTGGCACATACGATTATGAGACAGACATAAAGCATGACTCATACGGCGTAGAAGATGACAGCATCTTCTTCTATTTTGACAACAACGAACAAGAGGCTCTTCTAAAGGCTCTTACACTTGGGCAGATACTAAAAAACCCCACGTTCTCTGTATCAGATGAATGGTACATTGACTTCCCTATGGGCTAT